AGGTGTAAGTTACTAGTTTTGCGCAAATATGGTTACAGAATACGTATATTTTAAAATTATGTACACTAAATGGTCTTTTATGTACTTAAATTCCCAGTTATGGTTACCTTTTTATCCATTACTAAGTGCTTTATTTTCAATGGCTTAATTTTCGCACAGTTAAAAGGTGCGCAAACTAGCAAAAAAGGGGTTGACAAACCCCTGAAAATGTGTCATACTAGTAGTGAGGTTAGGAATACGCCAGCCTCACGCGCCCAACCACACGAAAGGACACGAGATGGGCCAGAATCGCAGCGCCAGCAGCACCGACAAGTGGAACAAGCTGCTGAATCAGCCGAACGGCCAAGGATCCCTGAAGTCTGCTGGCGGTGGTTCGGGTGTCGGACGGCTCCAGAAGGCCGGATCAACGCAGTAATGCCGCGCAAGCCGAAAACGCGGTCACGTGGACGACCGAAGGGCCACCAGCAAGGCCGTAAATTAACCCAGCTTCAACGGGAGATGATCGTCCAGACTTACGCGATCACCGGCAACCAGGCCGAGGTCGCACGCCAGATGCACATTTCGACACAGAGCGTGGCGAAGGTGCTGAAGGAAGCCGAATCCGATCTTGCATTGCAAAAAGCACGCACCCGTGCGCTGGACGAGGTTGCTGGGCGGGTACACGGCAAGGCCGTAGAGATCATCGACTCCATCAGCCCAGACGACATCGAGTCCGGGTTGATCAAAAAGTATGACGACGAAGGTAATCTGGTATCCGCGAAGGGCTACGGGCCATCGCTGATGCAAAAAGTAACCTCGGCCGCCATCCTCACCGACAAGCTGAAGGTCATCGAGGAAACGAAGAAAGCAATCGCCCAGGACCACGAGGGCGATCCGACCAAGATGCCGCTGCCAGGCGACATGCAGGCAGCGCTCAAGCAAATCGGCGAACGGGTCCAGCGTCTCAGGATTCTGGACGTCCAGTTCGCAGAGCACCAGCCCGAGATCGCGCAGAAGGTCCAGGAGGTGGCGCACAAAGCGTCATTGAATGAGGACATCGTAGACGCCGATTACGAAGAGCTGGACTTCGACAACCCATAACACCAGTAACACCAAGGGGAGAGACCTTGCGATATGTGGATCATTACATTGCCGAGCTGGGCATGGAAGTTCGTGCCCCGGAAGGCTGGTCGCACAACGCGATCCGAATCTTTGCCGACAAGTACCTGCACGCCGATGACCACGGCGACATCCAGTGTGCTATCAACCGGGTTGCTAACGGAGTGTCGAACGACGACGATGCGCTCGCCGCACGACTCGTGGATGGCATCTACCATCAACGGTACTCCTTCAACTCGCCAGTCTGGTTTAACGTAGGCATCGAACCGCAGCCCCAGTGCCACGCATGCTTCATCCAGAGCGTGAACGACGACATGGATTCGATCCTGGAGCTGGCGACGAAGGAAGGCCAGCTGTTCAAGTATGGTTCCGGGACCGGCACGAACCTGTCCGCGATCCGAGGATCCGGCGAGGGCTTGACCGGTGGCGGGCACGCCAGCGGGCCAGTCTCGTTCATGCGCGTGTACGACGCAGTAGCGGGCACCGTGAAGTCTGGTGGGAAAACGCGTCGAGCTGCGAAGATGCAGATCCTGGATGCGGACCATCCCGACATCGCCCAGTTTGTGCTGTGCAAGGCGCGCGAGGAAAGCAAGGCCAAGGATCTAATTGAAAAAGCCGGGTACGATTCGTCGTTCGACGGGGAGGCGTACGGAAGTGTGTTCTTCCAAAACTCCAACCTGTCTGTGCGGGTTACAGATGAATTCATGCAGAAAGTTAACGATGGGCATGAATGGGAACTCACTGCCCGTACGACCGGCAACACCGTAGACCGCATGATGGCAGGCACCCTGCTGCGCATGATCGCGCGGGCTGCGTGGGAGTGCGGTGATCCTGGCATCCAGTTCCACGATACGATCAACGCGTGGAACACGTGCCCGCATGAAGGCACCATCACGGCCAGCAACCCGTGCAGCGAATATATGTTCCTGAACGAGACCGCGTGCAACCTGTCCAGCTTGAATCTGCTGGCGTATGAGGACGAAGGTGAGTTCAACATCGAGCAATTTGTGTTGGACGTCAACGACCTAGTTGTAGCGATGGACAACATCATCGACCTGGCCAGCTACCCGACACCAATGATCGAGCTGCAATCGAAACGCTACCGCACCTTGGGCCTGGGCTTCACGAACCTGGGCGGGCTGCTGATGGCTCGCGGGCTGGACTACGACACGCACGAGGCACGGGACCTAGCCGCCAGCATCACGGCGCTGATGCACTTTGCGGCCAGCAATCAGTCGGCGATGCTTGCACGCAACCGTGGCACGTACGACGGGTACGACGCTAGCAGCCACCTTTCGGTACACATGAAACACGGCGAGCAGCATACCACGCCAGTTGGGCGCTCGGACATCTGGGACATGGCATGGATCATGTACACGCGCTCGATCCAGCTGGCACGCGACTTCGGATTCCGAAACGCGCAGATGACGGTGCTCGCGCCGACCGGCACAATCAGCTTCATCATGGACTGTGTTACCACGGGCATTGAGCCGCTGTTCGCACGCAGCATGACCAAGGCTCTAGCCGGTGGCAGCACGATGGAACTGAAGTACGACCACGTCGGCAAGATCGCCAGCGAGATCGCACCCGTCGATCACGTGAAGATGATGGCTGCGTGCCAGCCATTCCTGAGCGGTGCAATCAGCAAGACCGTAAACATGCCGAACGATGCGACGACCGGCGAGATCGAAGACATTTACATGGAGGCATGGCAGCGTGGCTTGAAGGCCATTGCCGTCTACCGCGACGGCTGCAAGGCGTCTCAGCCGCTGGTCGCCAACGACACCCCGGCTACGGCAGAGGCGGTGAAGCCCGTTGCGAATCGGCACGCTCTCCCCGCGACTCGCAACGCTGTGAATCACAAGTTCTCCGTAGCCGGGCATGATTGCTACCTGACGGTTGGGTTATACGATGACGGCTCACCGGGCGAGGTATTCTTGCACTCTAGCAAGGAGGGGTCCACTATCTCTGGGGCATTGGATGCCTGGGCCATTGCGGTCAGCATCGCGCTCCAGCACGGAGTACCGCTGGACACGCTCATGGACAAGCACGCGTTTACGCGATTCGAGCCGTCTGGCCTGACATCGAACTCCGAGATCCCGATGGCGCACAGCATCATCGATTACGTGGCGAGGTGGATGCTGCAGCGGCACGACACGCAGGAAGCGTTGAAGCCACATGAAACTAAGTACGAGTGGACTAACTACTCGCCGCTGTCTGAAGATCGACAAAAAGAACTAATCGAAGTACTGCACGCAACAGCAGACGCTGACAGTGCCTGCCCAGACTGCGGCGGCATGATGATCCGCACCGGGACCTGCCAAAGTTGTCCCACCTGCGGCTATAATGGAGGGTGTGGATAATGAATGAAGACCTGCGGCTTACTGAGCTGCACGATCTGCTACGCGACCTGGACGCCATCGAAGCGGCCATGCGTACGAACAAGATCGTGTTCTACTCACCGCTACCGCAGGGCGACCAGCAACGATTTTTCGAGGAGCAGGAGTCCAGCGTCCGTTTGGTGCTGGGCTCCAACCGTTCCGGCAAGACCGCCAGCGGCGCGGTTGAGGCCATAGCCCACTCGCTGGGATTCCGGCCCTGGTTGCCCGAGGACCACCCGCTCCGTATCGTGCGGCTACCGGGTGGCGATCCTATCCCCGTGCCCAACGTGGGCCGGGTCCTTGCGCAGAACTATCGCCAGGCTATCAACCAGACCATCTGGCCCAAGTTCCAAGAATGGGCTCCCATGCATATGATCAAGAAGATCGTGCGCAACGCACAGGGCATCCCAACTGAAGTGTACTGGAAGAACGGCTCCATCATCTACTTCATGTCTGACGACCAGGACGACATGGCGTTTGAGGGACCTAACGGACACTGGGCTTGGATCGACGAGCCCTGCGGCCAGCGCAAGTACACCGGCCTCAAGCGCGGCTTGGTTGACTTCAACGGCCACCTGTGGATGACGATGACGCCGCTCGGCGCATTCTGGATCAACGAGAAGATCGTGGAGCGTGCGGAGAATCCCGGCAGCGGCGTGACGATGTTTAAGTTCAGCATCTGGGACAACTGCACGGAGAACGGCGGTTACCTGAAACGCAGCGCCATCGAGGAATTCCTTGCCGACCTGCGCGAGGACGAGCTTGAAGCCCGTCTGCATGGTAACTTCATCCAGCTGGCAGGCCGCGTATACAAGGAATGGGAACCACGGGCACCCTACTGGATTGATCCGTTCGAGATCCCGCCGACCTGGCCGCGTGTGCAGATCTCAGATCCACACTCCAGGAAGCCCATCGCGTGCGTGTGGCTAGCGATCAACCCAGATAATCAGGCGTTCGTGTACCGATGCATGTACCGGAAAGACCTGAAGACCGTGCGCGAGGTCAGCGACGAGATCAAGCGTCTTGAGTGCTGGGACAAGGGAGACCAACGCGAGCCCGTGGTGCTGCGCATCATCGATGACAGCGCCCAGGAAACTGACCGCACCAGCGGCGAGTCCATTCGGTTCGCATTCCTGCAGCAGGGGCTGCATTACCAGCTAGCTCCCAAGCGCAACGCCCAAGCGGGCTACGATGCCATTCACGAAGCCCTGAAGAAGGGTCCGTACGAGTGGGACGAACCGCAGCTCCAGGTGTTCAAGTGCTGTCCCGAGGTCAAGAGCAACTTCATGAACTTCGCGTTCGACGACTGGCAGACCAGCGGACAGCGCGACATCATGGGCGAGAAGGACGCGATCCGCAAAGTGAATGATGACTTCATTGATTGCTTGCGGTACTACTACCAGATGCGCCTGGACTACTGGCGACTGAAGGGCTTGATGCGAAAGCAAGACGACCGCCGCTACCAGCAAGAGCTGGAGGAGATGGGCGGTAGGTTCACAATCAACATGCCGGGCGTACAAACCGGCTACGGAGGCAGGTAATGGCCGACGCGACCAATCACACAATGCGTGCACGTCTTCGGCTAGAACGCAACGGCGTGAACGTACACGACCGCCAGTTCTCCTCGCCTGACGTGGACCACAGCGAGGAAACATACCAGCGCATCACGTTGCCACGTTCAATGTCTGACGTGTCAAAGGTGGACCTTGAAGGCGTAGACACCGGGCGCTCGTTGTTTCTCTATACGAACCGAGACGTGCTTGTCGGGGTGAACACCAACACCCTGCTGTACCCCGTGCTGGAAGGTGGCTCGCTCATGATGACCGCTGATGTGACCAGCGTCTTTCTCCGCAACACGTCCCAGACCAACCTGGCAACGGTTGAGCTGATGGTGACGGATGCGACCTAGGAGAACACATGGCTAACCTTTCAGATAAGTTTTGCACAGAGCGAGGCCGGTGGCTTTGTTCGGAGTTTCGGCAGGCCGTAAGTGACCGTGCGGATCTAGACGACAAGCTCCAGATGGTCCGCTCCTTGTACTGGATGGACAAGGGCGAACTCGAATCATTGCCGTGGGAGGGTGCCAGCGACATGCACCTGCCTGTGGTGTACGAGAAGATCGAGACCGCCGTGCCGAAGATCGTGAATGCGTTCTGGGGCACCGAGCCCATCGTGCACGTCAAGCGCGTGCCTGACGAGTACATGCCCGAAGAGACCGACGATGCCGAGCGGCTGATCAACTGGGGCATCGAAGAGGACATCTTCCCCAACTTCTACGATACGTCGGAGAGCTGGTTCCGCAACGCACTGCGCGACGGAATGTCCAGCCTCAAGATTTATTGGACGCGCCAGTGGGAGAAGACGGTCGAGGTCCACAAGATCAAAGCGTGGTACAACGAAGGCGATCTCAACATTCACGACATCGAGGAGATCGAGCCGCGTCCCAAGGAAGCGGAAGAAATCCTGATCGAGATGTTCGGCCAGCCCACCACGCAACACGGACTGCTTGGCATCACGCCGCTGGACCGTGACCACAAGCCGGTTGGCGACGAGCCATTGCCGCACCTGGTAGGCCTGGCATTCGAGATTGACTTCATTGAGGAGCGGCGCAGGCATACCGCCAAGGTTGTGTTTTACGCCAGCGAGTATGTTGATGAAATTAACGTGCACGTCTACCGGCACATCCTCAAGCACGACCGCCCCTGCGTGGACGTGGTCGAGCACGAGGATCTGATCCTGCCGTTCCGTTCTGTGGACACGCAGACCGCTGACTGGGTCGCCCAGCAGTACTGGCTGGATAAGGACGAGATCAAGCGCCGCTACGAGACCGGCGAGTTCCAGATGTCTAAGGAAGACTACGACCATCTCATGGCTACCAACAACAGCCGCATGGACGAGATGGAAGAGAACGAGGACCTCAAGCGCCAGAAGGATCGTGTGATCGGCGAAGGCGTTAAGGAGCAAGCGTACCAAACGGCCACCGAGGGCGACACGTCAACGGATAACAACCGCCTGCTGTTCTATGAGGTCTACATCTGTGACGACGTGGACGGCGATGGCGATCCCATCGAGATGGTTTACCACGTATCCTACGGGTTGCGGAAGATTGTGGGCTGGAACTACCTCTCAGGGGTCATGCCGCACAACAGGCGTCCATTCGCCACCATCAAGTACAAGGCCATCTCTGACCGCTGGTACGGACAGGGCATGGGCGAAATCCTGGTCCCCATTAACCTGGAAGTCAACACCATTGTCAACTGGGTGAACAACAACCAGGAACTGATCAACAACCCGTTCTTCTTCTACGTGCCTGCGGCCATGATGACCGATCCAGGAATCCTGGACAACGTGAGCCCAGGTGATGGTATCCCCATCGGCGACCTGAATGGCGTGACATTCCCGAAGTTCCAGCAGCAACCGTTGGCGAACTTGTCTGCGATGGATACGCTGCTGCTGTATGCGGATCGAGTCACCATCAGTCCCATGAACGCTGGCAGCCCGCAGGTTCGTAACGCTCCGCGTACGGCCCGTGGCACCTTGGCTCTGCTGAGCGAGGGCAGCATCCAGCTAGACAACATCATCACGCGCTGGCAGCGAACCGGCTGGCGTGAGCTGATGCACCAGTTGATGGGTCTGTACCAGTCGTTCATGCCAGACGAGAAGCACGTGTACGTGACAGGTGCGAAGGGCAACATCGCCTCGCGCCGCATCTCGCCTGCTGAGATCCGTGGGCGCTGGATGTTTACGTTCACCGGCAACACGGTTAACACTAACCGCGAAGTGCTGCGGTCGTTGGCCCAGGTCCGGTACAACACCATTCTGACGCACCCCGATATGAGCCAGGATCCTGTTGCGCGACGTGAAGCGCTGAAGGACTTCCTGCGTCACCACTCTGAGGGCATTGACATCTCGCGTCTGCTGCCTGCTTTGCCTGGACAGGGCGGCTACCAGCACGCTCCCATGTCCCAGTCCTCCGAGAACCAAGCCATGCTACATGGCGTGCAGCTTGACGCTCTGCCTACTGATGACCACGCATCCCATCTCGCGGAGATGGAGCGGTTCGCCAGGAACAAGGCGTTCGAGACCATGCCCGAGGACCGCGTGATTTTGTTCGCCATGCACCAGAAGCAGCACATGGAATTCATGGTGCAGCAGCAGCGCATGGGCGAGCAGCAGGTGAGTCCAGGCATGGGCAACAATGTGCCGACCGGCATTTCGCAGGCTGGCGGCACGGATCTAGATGCCTTGGAGGGAGGCGTCCAGTAACATGACGATCAAGGAAATTCTTGAGATCCCCGAGGCCCAGCGCATTTTCGATGCGCTCAGTGACGAGAGCACTAGCGCAATGCTGGACCTAGTACGAACGGCCCGCAAGCAAGAGTGTGGGCTTCCCGAGATCCGCTACAAGGCTGGCTTTCTTGACGGCTTGAAGGTAGCGGAAGAGTGCTTGCGCAGGCTGCGTAAGGGCTAACACCAAACAACCAACACCTCCGATTAATCGCTCCGAGGCGTTATTCGGACGGAGGCTATCAATGTCCCGCTTGGATGTAGCTATTCAGGGTGTACCTGCCGATTCCCCGTCGGCCGATCAGATCGAAGACCAGAACACCGACCCCAGTGATGCCGCCGAACCTACCCAGCCCGAGGGTGACACGGGCGATACCGGCGACGGGAAGGGCGATGGACGATCTATCGAAAACGTGCGAGGCGAGCTGCTTCGCAAGTTGGAGAAATCCAACAACGAGATCATGGAGGAGCTTCGCAGTATCCGCGAGCAGGCGCAGCAGAACGCCCAGCAGTACGGAACCCCGGCTCCGCAGAATGACAACCCTCAGACTCTCGACGACATGAGCGTTGCCCAGCTGGAAGCGGCCCGTGTAAATGTGCCCGAGGAGAGCCTCGCGCAGTTTGACGCGTACTTGCTCCAGCGAAAGGTCGATGCCAAGGTTGACGAGCGACTGCAGCAGTTTGAAACCCAGACGCAGAACCATACCGCCGAGCAGCGGTTCAACGAGCAGGCGGTCCAGCGCTGGCCCCAGCTCCGCGACAAAACGTCTGAGCTTTACCGCAAGGCTGATCGAATCCTCAGTGAAATGGGCGAGGCGGCTAACCACCCGCGCGCCGTCCTCAACGCCGCCAACGAAGCTGGCTTGGAGCTGGGCATGAGCCCGTCTACTGGCTTGCTGCCCGGCGGCACGCGACGAGAGCCCGGCCGGGTAGCTCCCGGACGCCGGTCTTCCGCACCTCCCGGACGCGATAGCAATGACCATGCCGACGAGCACGCGTCGATTGCTGCTAGCCTGGCTAGCGCGATGCCCGGAGGCAAGTTCACCGAGGAACAGATGAAGCGTATCGCCGAGCGCGATAAGCTGTATCGTGATACCATCGATCAGAGGGTGAAGTAGAATGACTGAGCAGAACCGCACGAAGCGAGAGATTGAGCAGGAGAACACTGATCTCCTGGCCCAGAATGAGGCATTGAGTAATTCGCATCAGGAGCTGCTTGAGCGTGTCCAGGCGATGGAGGCGCTTATCCAGAAGCAAGCCGATGCTGGCGAAGAGACGGAGCCTGTGGTGCACATGTACCACGATCCCTTCGACTCCAGTCAGAATCCTCATGAGATCAAAGAACAGCCTGAAGGCAAATGGCTGAGCTGGAAGAACCCCAACATCCGACAGGGCAACTGGAAGGGTTGGACTCCTGTCTGCTACGATGACGAGATCGGGCAGAACTTGGAGCGCTACCTGAACGACCCGCCCAAGAAGCTGGAGGGGATTGCTCACCAGGACAATTACGTCCGGCGAGGCTCCGATAGCATCCTGTGTTGGCTTCCCTTGGAGTGGTGGCTTGCACGCCAGGCACGGCGCGAGGAGAAGGCACTGCGCAACGAAAGTGTTGCCAGTGGCCGCAGTAACCGCGCGATCATGCCGGGCGTCAGCACCTACGGCGAGGGAGTCGAGAAGGAGCAGGCACCTCCCGGTGGATTTCGGGGCCAAAGCGCCCCACCCACACCCGAACATCCCCACAAACGTACGGAGATGTTCAGTCAGGAGTAATGACACATGGCTAACCTCGATTGGCCGAGCGGTCTGCGTCCCCTGAACAACGGCACTGCGGGCACTGCCCCGCGCGTGACCATGTACACTCGCAGCAATACTGCTGTGCTGTACGAAGGCGCGCTGCTTGTTCAGCTGACCTCCGGTCCCGGCGTGTATACCGGCACCACCGCCGCTCACGCGTACCAGATTGTTGGCGTTGCCGCTAACTATCATGGCGCTAGCGATACCGACGTGTACGTCTACGATGATCCCGCCCAGGAATTCCTGGTGCAGGGCGATTCGGCTGTGGCTACGCCGCTGCTGAAGGTTGGTTGGATGGGCCCCGTGACTGCGGTCACTGGCAACACCACCACCCTGCAGAGCAAGAGCGAGCTGGACACTTCGGCCCTCACTGCCACCTATGCTGCGTTCGACTGCTTGCAGATCGTTCGTCAGTGGCATGCGGACGACAATGACCAGGACGCCGCTAACGCCAAGTGGGTGGTCAAGATCACCGACAAGGCGCACATCCTGTCCAACACCAGCACCCGCGCGACCTAAAGAAAGGCATAACCAATGGCTAGTGCAGGCAATCTGATGAACCGCCAGCGTTATACCGATCTTTTCCAGAGTCGGCTGGCGTTCATGGACGAAATCATGTTCGAGAACTTCGACGCTCCGTCGTTGACCTACACTGAGGTCTTCAACGTGCGCACCAGTTCCCGAGCTTACGAAGAGACTACCGGCCTGACCGGCTTCGGCACCTTCTCTCAGAAGTCCGAGGGCGCGAAGGTTGACTACGATACCATCCTCCAGGCGTACGACAAGCGGTTCACCCACCTGACGTACGGCAAGGGCTACCAGATCACTACCGAGGCCATGGATGACGACCTCGACGGTGCCATCACCAACGCGGCTCCCGCGCTGGCTCGCGCCGCCCGCGTCAGCATCGAGACCTATATCTGGAACCTGCTCAACCTGGGCTTCTCCAGCGAGAACACTCCCGACGGCGTGACTCTGTTCAACGCCAGCCATCCCCTCGTGGGCGGCGGCACTTACAGTAACCTCGCCACCGGTGACCTCTCGCAGGCCAACCTGGAGACTGCTATCAACCTGTTCGATAACATGGTTGACGACCGCAGTCTGCCCATCGAGGCTTCTCCTACCAAGCTGGTTATTCCGGTCGAGCTGCGCTGGGTTGCGCACGAGATCCTGAAGTCCCAGATGCGGTCGGACACTGCTACCAACGCCGTCAACGCGCTCAACCAGATCGGCCTTGGCGTCGTGATGTCCAAGTACATCACCGGCACCGACGACTGGTTCCTGATCAGCGATCCTTCGCAGCATCGGGCTATCGT